ATGAAAACGCATCACTCACAAATCAAAGTTTATCCCGTTTCATGGGATAAAAACATTAAGTCTAATCTTAAAACGACTTGGGAAATACAGTATAAATTTTACTGTACAGATTATCCGCAAGGTTACACTGTCCGATTAAAGGGCATGAATAGAGCTAAAACCCTTGAAGAAAAACAATTTTTAACAAAACAAATTATCAATATTGAGTTAGACAACTTGAAAAAAGGGTTCAACCTATAACCAGGGAGTTTGAAATTCAAAGTGAATTTGTTGTTGAGAACACTCCATTTATTCAGGCATTAAATATTGCTTTTGAAAAAACTAAACTCGTCAAATCAACTATTAAGTCAATAAAAGACACTATAAAGTTAGTTTCTGACGCAGCCTTAAATATTGGAATTTCCACAAAGCCTATTTCTGAAATCAAAAAAAAAGACATTAGAATCATCCTTGATTACCTACTTACTAAAGGTTATTCTAATGATCGATACAATAAAGTAAAAACATACCTCGGTATACTTTTCAATTACTTTGTTGATCTGGATATTTTTGAACATAATTTTTTACACTTCATAAAAAAGAGACCTCATACACCTAAAATCAGAACTATTTTCAGGAAAGACGACAAAGAAAAGTTTATGGATTTAAAAACCATAAATTATAAATTGTGGAGGATCCTAACAATGTATTATTGTTCTCAAACCAGAATAACAGAATTTAGAAATATAAAACTTTCTGACGTTCATTTTGATAAGCAATATTTTATCATTTTTGAAAGAAAAGGAAAGCGCTATCACGAGGTAATAAAACCGATAAATATTCATGTTGCTAAGTTGTGGAAAGAAGTATTATCTGAAGCCGAAAAAGATGATTTATACCTTTTCTGTAACGATCTAATTCCCGGCACTAATCCGTGCACTGAATGGTCATTATCAAATAAGTATCGAAGATGGGTTAAAGGTAAATTAGGTATTGAAGCCGACATGGGGTCACTACGACATACATTTGCAAATGATATAACTACAAATTATGGCCTTGAAGAAGCCCAGAAGGCATTGGGACATACTAATCAGAAAACGACAAGAATTTATGCCGTTGATTATAAAGAACAACTTTTGGAAAAGCAGAAACAACTTAAAATAGGGATGTAAAACAATAAAGGCGTGACTTAAAACCTCACGCCTTTTTTAGTAGTACTTTTTGTGAAAAAGAATTTTATCTCCTATCATGTGTGTAAAATAACTTTTTCCGGATTCGTCCTCAAATACTTCGGAGTCTAAATTGAAACTTATCACAACATAATCTCTGTATTCGAGTTTTTCAAGCTGATCAACGTTTTCATCGTAAAAATGTATTTCAAACTCCCGGCTTTCCTTCTCCCTGGTATAAACAATAATACTTCGTTTTCTTCTCCCGCTGGAAAAGATTTCCAAATCCTTAACCTGTACTATTCCACCTTTGAACTTCATGTTTCAAAATTGATACAAATTAGAATATTATCAAAATTTTAAATGATATTTTTTGTATCAACAATTACACAACAAAGCAAAACCCTTTACACGACAGAACTTGACGCATTAAAAAAGTTATCCACAAAAAAAGTACCGAGAATATCGGTACTTAATTTTGTTATAAAGATGTCTTGTGATTGAATTAAATTAAGCGAAGTCGAATTGATTTAATTCCGAGGCTAATTTATGCAATCCATTCTTAATCTGCAAGGCTTTTTTGTCTGATAATTCTTCCCTTCCAGATGAAAGTCTCCTTAATAAGCTTGGATTAATATCTAAATATTTAGCTAATTCGCTTTTGTTAAATAAAGAATAATACTCGAAGAACGTTTTAAGATCTAAATAGTAAGTAACACTTGCGTTTCTTAATTCTTCAGATTCTTTATTTTTACCTTTCTCTTCTAAATAATCTGCTTGCATTTCTAAAACCTCTTTAAAGTTTTCTTTTACTTCATCGATGTTTTCACCAGCAGTTACAAGTCCTGGTAAATTCTCAGAAAATGCACTATACCCAGTAGAGCTTTTTTCTAAGATTAATTTGATGTCCATTTTGAGATGTTTGTTTGTTGGATAATTTAATTGTTTGATTTGTGGTTGATGTTTGTTTTAAATACGTGATTTAAAATTAATTTTAGATTTTGTTGCCATTTTTTCCGTTGTTTTTGCTGTTAATAAATATTTTTATTTCTGATTACATTTGTTATAAAGATTCTTAAAAAAGCAGGGTTATTTCAACCCTGCAGCTTTTAAAATGGATTCTTCAGTTCCTTTTTTTAACTCCGTGGCCGGATGTCGAGGAATTGGAATCGCTCCGTCTTTGGTGGGATGCACGTACAAGTCGTGCTTTTTACCGTGTCTCAACAACTCCCACCCATCCTTTTTGAGGATTTTTACCATTTGGTTCGACTTCATAATTTAAAGATCATCTATTATAACAGTACAAAGATAAGTAACATTTTTGTTACTCGCAAGTTTTTTGAAACATTTCTGTTACTTTTTTTCATAAAACAAACCCCACCAAAAAGGTAGGGCTAGAAAAACATCTCATTTTTATTTAGTTAGTAAAATATAAATCAGCTTCGGCCTTTCTTCTTCGTATCAATCCATTTAAGGTTTTCCCTCCAGAAGTAATATATTTTGTCGTGAACCAATTTTTGATTGATTCATCAGAGGCTTTTTTATTGATAAGAGAAAATAAAGTATCTGATCCTCCGGTATTATATGTGTGAGATACTAACGCATCAAATTGGTTTTGACTTAGTGCAACTTTTATTTTATTGCTTACAATCTTCTCATATGTTGGCAGAACTGCAGCAAATATCTCAGCTCCTTTTTCTTTTGAAATCACAGGATCTTTCATAGTTACTTTTTGCCCGCCTGGATAATAAGTGTTGCCATATCCAATAGTTGGAACACCAGCTGCATCCAGATAAGGCTTAGAGCTAAACCCCTCGAATGACAAAATTAAATCTATTCCTTTTTTTGATGTTTTCATTGCTTTCTTTTTAAATATTTATAAATACCAAATCCCACGATTGCCACTATACCCAACACGGCCAAAACAATCCAAAATCCAGCCTGAAACCCAGATGTCTTTATTTTCTTAGCACCCTGCTCAACTTTTGAGGCAACATCTTTTATATTCTCTTTTGAAACCAGATCACGCGCCGTCTTTTGAATGACATTGAGCTCTTCCTTGCTGGAAGTTTCTTTCTTATCTTCAGATGATTTTTTGTAGTGATTAGCGATATAGTAGTCAGCCTTTCCCCGGATCATGATACTTTGGAGTGTGTCCCCGGAAACTACATTGTGGAAGATCAAGGGATTTAATGTGTCGCTTTTGCCCTTTATGATAATATCACCTGAAAATTCTTCTTTTTTATTCTTTACTGAATTATCAGTTACTTTTTTAGTAGACTCTTTCAAGTTAATTTCCTTTACAGAATCAACCTTTAACCTCTCAATTTCCGTTCGTCCTTCCTTTCTGTAAAATGATGTTTTTTGCTTAGTCCTACAGCCTAAAACAAGACTACTCAGGAGTATCAGAATTAATATCTTTTTCATCTTCTTTTTGTTTAAATACATTCACGTCTAAAGTCTTATTGAATTTTTCAAACTTCTTCAGAAAGCCTAATGGAGGAAATTTACCATTCGTGATAATTCCCACATTGACCAAAGCATTACCTGCTGGATAAATAAAGATCATTAACTTAGTTGCTACCTTAAAGTATACACTATCAAGGTTTGCATCCGAAATTATCTGTATAAAAGCTTCTGTCAAAAAGTACACAAGAATTACAAGTCCTATTTTTTGACAAAATCCAAGAATCATCATTTTAGGAGAAAATGATCCATTTTTCGCGTGTTTCCAAATCCCTATAATAAGATCGGCTATCAAAGCAAAACCCAACATCCAAATAAAAACCTTACTCTCTACATACCATCCTGATATTCTTTCAGAAATAGTAAATCCAGCGGCCGGAACTACAGCCAATTTAAGAGATGCCCAAATCTTCCCTCCAACGCCACCGGAGTTTATAGAAATAAGGTTTTTTATTATAAATTCTTTTATCATTTATTTTATTTATTTTTGTTAACCATGAAAAAAATATTTATTCTCTCAATATTAGTGTGTTGTTGTCCCAAGCAAGAAAAAAAGGATAAAAATCTTGTCACGATTACATATAACAAAAAGGACCTGGATAACGCAAAAATCCAAATGCAGAACTCTTTCCCAATTAAAGAATCTGACATTGTGCTTCTTGGTGATAGTAAAACTGAAGGTTTTCCAACGCAGGAAATTTTTAATAACTTGAATATAAAAAACAGAGGAATTGCGGGAAATACAACTGCTGACGTATTACATCGCCTCCAAAATATTGTTTCAGGAAAGCCAAGAAAGATATTTTTAGAGATTGGATTAAATGATTTAAGCGAAAACAATGCTCCGGAGAAAGTTTTTTTAAATTTCTCTAAAATATGTAGCCAAATAAAAAAAGCTAGTCCTAATACCATAATTTATGTTCAATCTGTTTTACCTACAACCTTTGAAAACAAAGGTTTAAATCCGAAAATATTTTCATATAATAAACTACTTCAAAAGTTTTGTTCTGATAATAAAATTCAATACATCGATCTGAATTATCATTTTTTATTAAATAAAGAATTAAATCCCAAGTACACTATTGATGGTACACATCTGAATATTGAAGGTTATTTTCTATGGAAAGATTTACTAAAACCATATTTAAATTATTAACTATACCATTGTTGAAATAATGAAGCATACAATGCCGCATTACCTTGTGAAATAATTGGTTCATATTCATAATAAGGTGAGTTTAAGACATAATTTCCAATTGCTAAATGTCCTGCATTATTTGGATGTATATTATCCCCCGAATTATATTCTGGCTTCATATTAGAGTTGCCAGATTGTTTTGTTACTGAAAACAAGTCAAAAAACTTACTAAAATTCCCCGCAATATAGGCTTGATAAGCTGTCATATTTCTTACTGAATTTGCATAAGGAGTAATAGGAATAAAAACTATATTTCTTTGTTCCACAATTGTTTTAAACTGCTGTAGATTTGCCTTCCAATTATCAATATTTAAATCATTAGTTCCCATGCCATAAATAACCCTTTTTGGCCTTATTATGTTGATAATTTCATAAAGTAGTTCCAATGCTTCTGAACTTGTATCTCCTGCCGATCCTTCAACCGAAAATACTGCAATTGTTCCCCAGCGATTACCTGGGATAGATGCAGAACTTCCATATGCAATCGAATCTCCTACTAATAAATTCAAGGGCTGAAACTCTTGGTTACTTGTCTTTTGTATGCTGATTATATCTACTGCAGAAGATGCAAAAAATCTCAATTTGTGTGCAGTAATAGCTACAGGTGCCGCCACATCGCAAGCTGTATTTTTTGTAATATTTTTGACTTGAAAATTAACGGTCCATTGAGTTTTGGTAATAATAAATTCTAAAATATCTCCATTATCTATAATTATGGCTGCTGGGGATGTTCCGCTAGTATTATCATAGGCAAATTCCCATTTTGCACGTCCATTTTCAATGCTAAATGTCGTTTTAATATTGTTTTCTGCCTTAATTCCATAAGTTTGTATATTTAGAAATTTAGAAGTAGTTCTCACTTTTATCTGGAATTCGTCAAGGGCTGAAGCCCGCTTATATTGCAAAACACTATTGGATCCGGAAGAAATTATTTTCCCGGCTGATAATTCCCAGTTACCCTTCGTGTCAAAATCCGAAAGATCAGTGAAATTATTTTTATTATATATTGTCCCTATTGTAGCCATTATCGCCCTATTGCGGTCATTAAAGTTTGTAAGTCGGAGGTAATGCTTGCAGCTTCAACATCAGTTACACCTTCCGCTAAAAATGCCCATTTTGATGTCCTTCCATCATCTGAAAATACACCCGAATCATTGTAGCCCCCAATAGCTATATTAATATTCGGTAGCGTTGCGGCTCCTTGATCCGCTGTATGTGGTAATACTAAAGTTCCATTTTTAAAGCATTTAGCAAGTGCTGAACCTGTTCTGGAAATAACATAAGCTCCTAATGAATCAGCATTCGCAACACTACCATATACGTCTCTATTAGGTCCAGACATATATAGCAATCCCCCTACTACAGTAGGCGAGAAAGTAATCCCGCTGGAGGCCCTGTAGCACATCCAATGCTTACGGTATTTAAATGTTCAGGTGTAGTATTATGCATGCCATACGCGAAGCTATTAAGAGTAAAAATATCAGAAGCTTTCAATCCTGAATTAATCACGCCAACAATTCCATCGTTAGTGATAGTTCCAGAAGCTAAAGCGCCAGCAGGCGCACCAGTTATACCATTCACCAATCTTGATGCTGTTGTACTTCCTATAGCTAAAAACAAGGATTTTAATTTTGAAAAATATCCATTTGATTTAGCACTTAAGTAAAAGTTATTTATTGCCAATTGGGTTCCACTTGTTACCGAACCGCCAGCAGCAATAATTCTATTAACATAATCAAGCGCATCCGGCTCCAAGTCAATCGGTGAGGTTTGCCCAGATTTAGCGACATTCATTATAATTGCTGGTACTTTGAATTCAACTACTTCCGGTCGTGAATAAAATATTTCCTGATTCTTTGTTTTGTCAATTTCAGAAAGTCCGATGACTTCAAAATCTGACGAAAAATTAATATCTCCTGATCCATCAGAAATAATCAAATGCTTAATCATAGAATCTTTTACCGTTCCAGATGGGTCATAATCTATATTAATATCACCTGCTTGATTGATAACAGAATATTTTCTTTTTTGATCGAATTTTATAATACTATTAAAAGTAACTTTAACAGCTTCTGTACCCCCTCCAATTTTCTCTACCCATTTCGGCGAAGTACCTGGAACATCGGTAGAAATAGTGGTTTGTCCTTCTGGCAATTCATATACTTTGTTATTATACGCAACCTGAACTAATCCTAAATAAGATTGTGCTGTCCAACTTTCAATAATACTTGCTACGTCAGGCTTTGCTAATAAAGCTTTTTGTGAAACATCATTTTGTACCCATATTTGCACAAAATTATCCTTTAAATCATCCGTTGTAACTTCAATAGGCTGAGGGGGTGTTGCATTGTTTAGAAAGTTCGTGTAAGTTCCAGCGGTTTTCACATCCCATTTTTCATAAATATCAGGATCTCCGGAAGTCCATGCAGTGGGTGAACTTGAAGGCGTTGCCTCGCCCTTGATTCCTGACATTATATTTTTCCTGAAAGAGGCAATTGGAGTAAACGTGATTTTACCCTGTGGATTATAATTAACAATATGTCCATCTAAAGGGTCCTGCGTGATAGGTATCGCTGTTGTAGGAACCTTCTTCACAAACGGTGCTGGTATAATTTGATCAGGCATTTTCTATGGGTATTATGTAGTTAGAATTATAAGTGTAAACTGCCGTCATATCTCCGTTTGCTAATGCCTTTGTAAAAGCATCATCAAATATTTCGTCTTCATCCAGCAGAATATTGAATCCGTTCTCGTCTTTTTGATTGGTGAATTTGTAAGTTACTGCAGCAGAAAATTCTTCAACTTCTGGCTTCTCTTTCCGGGTTCGCTTAGTTCCGTCAATATAAAAATCATTATTAACGGAGTGTACGGAAATAAAGGTCATGATGTTGTTATCGCCTTCGATTTGAAACAAATAACTAACGCTTTCTTCTAATAGTGCATCATTTATAACTGTTGTTTCCAGGTTTCCGGATTGGCCAGAATCGACTTCTTCATCTATGCTGAATTCACCTAAACAATATCCCGGAAGGTTAGTCACCATCCAGTCATGCTGTTGATTAGCGAATGTGAACATATTTTTAGCGTACGTGTGCTTTGTGGCTATTCTAATATATTTCCGGCCATCATCATCGGTACTATCAACGAATTGGACACAGTTTGAGTAGAATAAAACATCACCATCTACAGTTCTGATTTCAAAATATCCGGTTAATAGAATCTCGAAACAAATGAATGAAACCCTTATCAACTTATTTTCAAAAATCCCAAATTCACATGGAATCTGTTCTTCCCCATCACCGACCAACCACAACTGTAATTCTTTATCTTCTGGAACCTCGTTCTGGTAATTTGGAATCAAAAACCTGTGATAAGAATTATATTCCAAAGGATAAGGGTTTTTGTGTCCGTAAAATTGCGTATTCTGAGGGTTGGTCATATCTTCCAACTCTTCAATAGATTTATAAAATCTAACCGGGCTATGGTACCAGAATTTCTGCATGAAACAAAATTAAAAGTTCATTTTCCTAGTGATAGCGTATATAATCCACTGAATCAGTAATATTTAGTCGTGAAAACATTTAAGGCAATATAATTTTCTTCTAAGGTTTCAGTGTTTGTGAATTTAACTAGCATATCAGCTGATGTTAAAGCTATTTCATTATTGTGAGGGGTTTTATAACATTTCAAAAATGTAAGGTCTAAAGATCTGTCAGTGTCATATAGTCTTAGTTCAAATCTTTTGCTTTCTCCATCAACGGAAATCGTAGTATTTCTTATTTCTGTTGCATCTATGCCATAATCAGTTGTAATGTTGATTTGTTCCGGGCCCGTGTAATCAATACATTGTGCTTTTCCGCCTCCTGGATAGCTGTTAAAAGTCCATTCAACATCAAGATCAACAGTGCCTTCAATATCAAATACAAGCTCACTATATCCGCATTGTAAATTTTCAGCCCTTCTTATTTCGGTGATTCTATAATCGTTAAATTGCCAGTTAATAACCTGGGTATTGGAAATTTTATTGAAATACTCGTCTGAATTTACCATAATCCGGAAGTACACATCCGTTCCAGTGAGAACATTATTAAGCTCGGTCGATGTGACAGTATCGGTTTTTATATCGTTAACAGTCTTGACGGTGTTCCAGCTTTGTCCATCCAAAGAGTACTGAATAGAGATCACCGGATTTACGAATTCATCTACATAGTCCCAAACTAAAGTGAATGTATTTCTGTTTATCTGAACAGCTGAAATAAGGATTGGGCTTGCTATCGCTTTTCCTTTGATTTTACCTTTTATTCCTAATGTATTATATCGCCGATTGTGAGAAAAGGCGCCATCGCCAAAAGGATATACATCTAAAATCCCGATGGGGGAATTTATGGTTATATACCCCCTGCTATTAAGACGATTCCCGCAATGCCGTATCGCCAATTTTCATAAAGCGAAATAAACTCTTCAAATGTTACCTGTGAAAACTTAATTTCTACTGTTTGCCCGTTGAATAATGGCGGGGTGTTTCCCCTTAGCCGGCTTAACGGTTCGTTTGCGCCTACTACTATTGTTCCAGGCAATTCATAAGCTAAATCTGGTGAAACTACCTTCATTGAGGCTCTTTCTTCATTTTTATAGTTTGTAACCTTTATAATATCAGTTGCTTTTTTCTTAGTCAGTCCACTTCCAAAGAATGGGAACCATCTTGCCATGTGATATTTAGGATTATGCCTTGCATTAGTTGCTGTTTCAGGGTTCCTTATATATTCGGGATCAGTAAATCCATCATTTAGAGATCTGTTTTTGATCAGTGATGAAATATTGTAACGTAAAGGTGTATCCGATGCTCCTTCAACGATCCCGGTGCTCTTGCTTAATTTCATTTTAGCACCATCGATACTTAATACAGTCCATGTACCGGCATTTATTCCTTCGGTTATCTGAACTTCTACACCAACCTGAATCATAGTTGTATCGAAAGGCGTAGCAACACATGTCAATAATAAATAACCCCCATCAATGGAATGAAAACAATTCTCAAATACCCCAGAATCCCAATAATTGGTCTGTTCAACCATGTCAATCAAAACCAAGTCATCATCATTGTCATTGGTCGATGTTGATTTATCTTCTATTAGCTCCTGTATTTTGTATTCATCAATAATCAATTCGGTCTGCTTATCAAACTTGTTTTTCACAGATACAATTGGCGTTGAGAATTCAGCCATTGTAATAAAGTTCCGAATATCATCCTTTATTTTGGTTGAGTATTTTTTGGATCCAAAAACGAGGTTGTTAAAGGTTACATCCTTGTCATTCTCAATATTATAATCGTTCAAATACTGCTTATTGGATAAGTCATAAGATCTTATGTCTTTAAAGAAATATTTTAAATCCTCTATTACCACATTATTTCCAAGAATGTCATAACCAAGTGTCAGGAGTTTTGCTGCTCCATCAGTTAACATGGATTTCATTGAGGTTTTAATTTTCTGCGTTGTATATATCAGTGGTAGCCCTCGCAAAAATATTCCGGTAGAAATAGATGTGTTGAAAAACGTTCCTCCGACTCCCAAAAAGTTACTTACAACATTTAAGGATGAAGCAGTATAACTTTTAATCAATTGCCGAAATCCTTCAATAAGTCTTATCCCACTTGTTCTCACAAGGGGCGATTCCATATTGGTGGTAATTATAATGCTGGTATTAGTTTTAACACTTTCATACATGAAAAATTCATCAGAGTTAAAAACTAAACTCAAACTTTGCCCAGGCTGAAGGTTTTCAGGATTTAATAAAGGGAACTTTTGATAATCTATTTTAATTTCTGAGTAATCTGGACTACCAAGAACGGGGGTAGCGGCTTTTAATCCATATATCTGCCTGTAATTATTACCTGTTACAATCGCAAACAACGTTACAGCAGGTGCACCCGCGGATTGCCTTCTAAACTTGACATGTAAATCGACAATCTCAATTTCAATTTTCTTGAGGGTTATATTTGTAGAAACAAAAGGGCCTAATTCATAAGGGTGTGTTGCGCCAATTCGCATTCCTGCATAATCATTGATATTATCACCAAATTCATACTCTTCAGATCTTGCAAAAGACAAAAAATGAAAATTACTTGGAAAAACAGTAGATTGCGGCTGTGAAATATCATAGTAATACAAGTTGGTAAGAGTTTTATTCCCCTTCTTATAGCCTATAGGAAACGTCTCTACCGGTGTGATCACATTTTCATCCAGATCTTTTGTTCCAAACAAATCAACTGTAGTATCTTCACGGTTGAAAAGTTTATTCCTGGCTTCACTCTTAATAAGTTCAATATCAATTTTGAACATTGATTTTCCCGGTTTAAGAGAATACTTATTGAAATTCACCTCAAAATTATCCTGGAGAAGATCATATTCCACGCCTTCCTTTACTGCAATCCACTTGAAAACTACATGCCCGTCTCCCCTTTGTTCTTCGTTAACGTTTTTCAGCAGATTAAACGCGATTGGCTGGCTATACTGCCAGAACGTAAGCTTTTCGTTATTACCAATGATAAAATCTTTAACAAAAAATAATTCATCATCGACATTGACAATTGAATCCGCCTGATTCCATCCATCCGGACTTTCTATTATATATTCTCCTGCATAATCCCCGGAAACCACAATCATTTTAAAGATTTTCTTTACCCCGTTCTCAATTGCAATGTTTTTTATATCCATGTTTCCTCACCTGTTTTTAAATCGTATGTTCCCACTACTTTTGAAACATATCCCGGTCTTTCCTTAATAATCTTTCCGTTCTCTTTTCTTATGGAAGTTGGGGCAAAATCCTTTAATGCTTTTCTTACAGCTGTTTCCAACTTTTTATTGTCATTATTGTTTTGAACCGAAACGTTAAAAACCGGGACCTGTAAGCTTTGATTAACGGCCCTTTTAATTACCTTTTGGCCGATTTGAGCACTAGTTCCCATCGTTTTTAGAATTCTCTTTGTCTCATCAGCAGTATATACCGTATCTCCAGCTTCAAGCCATGTTACCTTAGAACCAGTATCAGACCCTAAGGATTTAATTTTTCCATCCTGTCCTGTAATAATTTCTCGTCCTCTATCCTGGGTGATCGCTCTTTCTGCCGGCCCACCCTTTCTTCCTTTCCAGTATTTAGGCGTAGGGTCTTTTGACATTATAGATACCGATTGAGCTATACCAAAAGCAAGAGCTAAAGCGGCAGGAATTGCACCTGCAATAAATCCCATCTGAGCAAGTGTCATTGTAGCAGCCAAAGCACCATTAATTAAAGCCTGTTGAGCTGCTGCCTTTTGTTCAGCTTTAGCTTTTTGGGTTTCAATCATTTTTTCACGCTGTCTCTGTTGTTCTTTTACAACCATGGCTTCTGCTTCAAGACGTGATCTTTCGTCCATTTGCTCAACAGTAAGATCTTCTAAGGCGTTTAATTGCTCTAATCGTCCATTTATAAATTCTGACTCTTGATCAGCAACATCTTTTGAGTGCGAAAGTTGTTCATCAAGTGCCGCAATATTTCTTTCTTTTTGTTTATTGATAAATATCTGGGAGAAATCAGATATAACAGCCCCTGCGGCTTGAAAAATTTCCTTTGTACTCATTGAAAAGTCTTTCCCCTCATCAATGATTTTTTGATACATTTTTGTGAACTGATCCGCTACGTGGTTTAATCCAAGATCATTAAGTCCATTTGAAACCAAATCAACCACTGGCTGCATTCCCTGAGCGATCTTATCGAAATTTAACAGATCCAGATCTTTTTGATTCTGAATATTCTCTCCAGTTAATTTTTGAATAATAGACTCATATTCTGCAAGTTTTTTAATCTCTTCTGGCGTGGGCACTCCCAAACCAAAATTTAATTTCTGAACTTCTAATCTGGCTAATATTTCACCTTTTAACCTGTTATTCCTTTCTATTTCAAGTTTATTTACATCAATCGCATTCTGTTTTTCAAGAACCGACAATTGATAAGAACGCTCTTCTGCGTTAAGTTTTTTATTGGAAACTATTAACTGCCGTTGTTTTTCGTAAGAAATCTCTTTGTTTGATTGAGCTAAGGCGGCCTGATTCTCAATTTCCGTATTTATAGCCTCTGGAATTGATGCAATTCTATTGAGCCTATTATCTTCAATTTTACCAATTTCTTCATCTCTCTTACGTTCCCATTCAATAACACTTTCAGCTGAATTTCTGGCTAATTCTATTTGTTTAGCATAATAAGCATCTAATTGAGCGATCATTTCGCTATCAACAGCGATTTGCTTATTTAATCTTTCAACATCTGTCAGATCCTTATTTTGATCAAGAGCGGTAATGGCTCTTTCTGAAATATTTTGTTCTTTTTTAAAGTTTTCTTCCAGGTCCTTCGATCTTTGATCATATATTTCTTTGTTTACTTGTACTGCCGCATCTACAGCTTTTTTGCGTGCAGCTCCCTCAACCTGTCTTTCTTTTGCATTAGACCCCTTTAGGTAATTTTGAATCTTATTGCTATATTCAACAGCAATGCTCAATTTCTTCTTTAGGTATTCTTCATAACCAATCTTAAGATCAAGCCTATCCTTTTCAAGATTAGCCAATTCAGAGTCTCTTTCACCCTGAGCATTCATTATAAAGTCTTTTTGATAACCGTCTAATTTTGCTCCGGTGTATTTTTTAGGTTCTTTTGGAATGGTTGCAGATACTCTTTTTACCAATTTATTATCAACAATATCCCATTCACCAACTTTTTTGCCGGTATTTTTTGCAGTATTAGCGTCAAAGAAGAACCCGTTAAACGCTGTATATGCTTGTTTAGCCTCCCTTGCCCCTTTAATAGCTTTTTGATAATCTTGATTTAATTTTTTAGCTGCTAAATCCTGTTTTTGGCTCAAGAAATCATATGACCCACCCAGCATATAATTACTTTTGATCATAGAAGTATTAATTCCAAGCAGGTTCCCATTTGATTGAGTTAATTTATTAAGAATGCCTATTTGTTGATTGTATTTATTCGTAAGTTCTGTGCCCTCTGCATTAAGGTGTTTCATTGTTCCAATAAACCCTTTTGACGTTATGGTGTTTTCTTCAACGGCTCCTCTCATGGCCCACAATACTGTTGTTGATTTTTTCCAGTCTCCACCAAGCTTTTTCATCGCTTGATAAGCCTGCTCATACGTAATTGTGCCATCTGTAAAAGATTGTATAACTTTCTGTTGTTCTGTAGTTAAATTATTTATACTTGTGGAGTACTCTGCATATGCTTTAGCGATTATTCCAATTCTTTCAGCTTGTTCTTCAAGTACTTCATTGATTTCATTTTCATATTTTTGAAGTATTATTTTCTGAACATACTGTTCGTTTGATTGTCTTAATCTATCTGAAATTTGTTCAAGTGTTACCTTTTCTTTATCAAGCCCATCAAGCCAAAAAGGGTTCAAAGCAATCATTTGATCAATTATTTCTTTCCTTCTTTTTACATCTCCAAAGTTTTGCCTTAGAATAATACCGAGTTTATTGAATTCAAGTTGTTCCTTTTGAATGTTTGTTATTGTTTCACTTGGTGTTAATTCTTTTAACATTCCTGCGATAAACGACGTCAGAGATGATATACTGCTTCCAACAACATTTGTTCTGTTTTCTACTGCATCAACGAAAATAGTCCATGCATTGGTTAGTCTTGTTATTGAAGCTTGAGAAGTCTCAATCTCTTCTCCTATTCCTAATTTGTATTTTTTATTAAGCTGATCAGCAAATTTTGGAAGGACATCTTCCGCTAGAACCTCACCATCCTTGAGCATCTTATCTAATTGAGCAGTAGTAACGCCCATACCATCAGCAAATAGCCTAAATGCCCCAGCCATACGGTCACCTAGTTGCCCTCTAAGTTCTTCAGCTTGTACCTTGCCCTTTGACATCATTTGCCCTAGTGCCCGAAGAATACCGTTTGTATCTTCAGCATTTACACCAAGCATAGCGCTGGATTTAGCTACAGCATCAAATATTGTTTTTGATTTTTCACCTTCAAGTGTTGTTCCTTGTGCTGAAGCACTAAAATTATTGTATGCCTGGCTTAATGAAATTAATTCAACACCATATTTTTGGGAAATATCTGTAAGAAATAAGTTCTGTCTTGCAACCTCTTCATTTGTCTTAAATATTGACTTCTGAGCAAGACGAAGTGTTTCAAGTTTTACAGCCGTATCTTTAAAACTAGTTCCCAGCTTATAAAAACTACTGGCAATATTGTCGATTGATGCTGCAATGCCTAAACCTTTTAATATATCCGTTACACGGCCTTGAAGAGCCCCATTTCTTTGGCCAGAAGGCAAAGTTTGCTGGTTTAGTCTTCGTAGTTCTCTTTCAAGCCTTATTGCCTCCTGCGTGGAAGATCTGAAATTACGAGCCAGATCAGCCATTTGCTGCCTATATTCTCTTTGTGAAATTGTTCCTTGTCGAAGCTTGTTCCTTAGCTGTATCATTTCAGCCCCATAATCACGGGCTGTCTGTCTTGCTTGTCTTGTCTCCCTGGTTAATTGTGAATGAGCACTGCTACTATCGCGATTTTGTCTTGCTTCGTTTGCTGCTTCTCTGGCTGCTTGCTGTCTGGCGCGGCTTTCCTCCCTAGCGGCAGCGGCAAGTTCTCGTCTGGTTCTTGCTTGCTCGGTTGCTAATTGTGCCTGTTGATGTTCGAGTCTGGCCGTACGCTCCAATGCAGCGGCTAATTGACGCTCCAAAGTTGCATGCTGTTGGGTAGTTCTATTTAATTCTTGAAGAGCCGAATTGAACTCACGCAATCTTCCAGTGTTCAAAGATCTATTAATAGCATTTGCCTGAGTAACCATGTCCCTGAACATACTCACAACCCTTCTACCTTCAGCTTCAATCTTTTTTAATTCATCGACAGTCTTCTGCCCCTGTATAACCGCTAATTTATCTGACATTTTTCAACAGCTTATTTGATGCTTCCACCTTCTCTACCAACTTCCTCACATATAGCCCAAATTCATATAATGAAATCTGCCTATCATCAATCTGCATTTCAAGACCCATCTGTAAACAGATAAACTGATCTGTTAAATTGAAATCTTCATCTTTTATCTCTTCATCCTGTTTCTTTAACTCACTTTGAATCTTAGAGATTCTATTTTTGTGTTTTTCTACTTTTTCAATCAGCTTTTGACGTTGATCAGTTAAAGATTCACACTTCTGTATTTTAAACTCCTGGATAAGCTCCCTAACCATTCCTTCATTGAAATCCTCAGATGGTTCCATTTCCATTTCTTTCCGTATAGACTGCGTTTTTAAAAGCAAGTCTATCATTCCAATCAAAAGCAAGTAACGATTAGCTTCATTTTGAGAAACAGCTATTTGGCCGTATTGAAGAACTTCTTCACTCTTCATGTTAATTGTTACCGCATAGTCTCTTTCAATGTCTTCAAATTTGACCTTTAAAGCCTCTAAATCAGCCTCAACTTCATCGCCAGACTCATAGCCCTTGATCATATATAGATAATCCCCTGTCTGGTCTATTCTTTTATAGTTCCAAAAGGGGATTTCTTTACTATCCTGATAAATTTTATGTGATATATTGTTTTTCATATAAACACGGATGCTCTTTTACATTGTACCACTCAGGCACTCCTTCTTCATTTATAAATCCACGTTGTTCAGCAATCATATTTGGGTTTTGTCCCGAAGGCACCCATGCTATTTCCAAGCCCCTGGAGTCATCAAAAATATGATAGATGAAAAACCTCTTTTTAGGATCCATAGCATACTTTTGTAGCAACTGGCATTCGGACTGTTTAACAGGCTTACTACAGTTACACATTACAATTGTCCTTTATTGATTAGTTTGCCAAGCCTAAGCTTAATTTTAGGCTTATTCGCTATCTGAGCGTCTATCATTTGTTTTTTAGTAATACCAATAATTCTTGATTTTGAAATCACTGAATAAATCCCACGCATATAAACCGGATCGTAATTGGTATTAAAAATCACTTCTTTTAAGTTGACTTTTACCTTGATACTTTTATAGAATAATCCATCATACTTTTTATTCCACCAGTGCTTTAAATCCCATCGTCTGTTGTTTAATGGGTTGGAACGGTTTTTATAATCAGCATAGAATAGATTACCTCTTCGGTACTTTTTAGAATATGCAGGCATTCGACCCCCATCACTTGTTTTCCCTCTTAAAAGGTTGTCCTGATTTATCTTTTCTAATTTGGACTCCCTTAATGCTTGTTGCACCATCTTCGGCACTTGCTTTTTCGCTGTCTGAATTCTCTTCAGAAATGTCTCCGGGTTTATCGTTGCCATCTTCCTTTTTGATTGAAGGGGAAATGAATTTCTCTATAGTCTCCTTTTCAAGTTCAGGAAACTTCTTTTGTATGTATCGTACCGCCTCATCCATTGAAGGAAAAGGCTTTTCTGGTACGACTACATATTTTCCAATTTCATATTTCATTATGCAACTTTTTCAGGATCTGATTTTCCAGCATAATAATCTGTATCAAGTACATAAACAGGATAGCCAGCTTGATTAGTTTCAAAGGAAACAGTATCATTGGCAACTAAAGCAGCATGTGTGAATGTGTATACTCCTTCTACTTCCGTAATGGTAGTGATTGCTTCAAGAACTCCGTTTCTTCTCAACTTCCAGTTTGCTGGTGTAGTAAGCCCGGAAACTTTTGAATCTGCACATAGATTTGATACTTCTAATTTAGTAGTTGTATCTCCGGCAGTTAAAGGCTCTGTTTTTACGATCTGTAATCCTGCAATTGGATTTAACTCATCAAATTCAACATCATCAGCGACAAAAGAAACTGATGAGCCTTGCCAATATTTCATTGCAGATGTAGTCAGGTCAATTCTCAAAGTTGACCCACCACCTTCAGCAGCCGTTTTTACCTTTTTAATACCGGTAAATAATGTTACATCAAATCCTTTGATCATACCATCTTTAAGCTGAGCACCCAAAACAGAACCGTCTTCAAACACAAGGAAAACGGAATACCTCTCACTTTTATCAAGTTTGTTTAATTCATTTTGAAAGCAACCGTTTTTATAAAATGAAACATTCCATTTTTTAAGCCCAATTGTGTTTTTAATGCTTTTACCATTAGCAAGATCGGTATATGATGGATCAACATCAGCATCTTCTGCCGCGTCAATCTTTACATTTCCAATAATTTTATCTTGCTGAATGAATTCGTCCAAAATAGTCTTCGTGAACGTTGCAGGATCAAAGCGAACACTTCTTTCTGCAAAAATCATCCCCGTTACCATGCCTTCATCACACTGAAAGCCCCCAAGTCTGGCCACAAGACCAGCAACATTACATTTTTTGATTTTTAACATAACTATTTTTAATTTTTTATTATTAATTCAGGAAAACAGCCTTCAGAAATTGTTAAGTCTATCTCCAGGATTATAGCATCCCAGATGTCACCAATTGCTACTTTTTCTGTTTTCTTTTTACCATTCTCTTCCTTGCTGTTAAGTTCATCTACATCATTCAGTGGTAAAGCTGTATAACTCCAGTTGCTTGTTATAGTAATACCTTTCGTTTTATTGATCAATTTCCTGAATAATGAGAGCATTGGATAGAGAATATTTTGATATGTATCTTCAAACCTCTTTTTATACCGGTCTGTGAAGCTACCTTTGGTTATAAAGAATATCCGGCATCCTTTTAATACGGTTTCGGTCTTGGATCTTCCTTCACTTACTACATAACCTGTTTGAAGCCAGATAAGAGGGTATTTTGAAGATGAATCAGCTAATTTCTTAGTCAATTCAAATAGATCACCTTCAGTATACTTTATTACATACTCTTCACTATTATATTCAATAGAAAAAGCCCCGTTTATAAGATTGTTTAATAAAATATGGTGATTGATCATATTCCCCACTCATTTTGAAATTCACCAAATCTTCTGTAGTCTGTGTTAAGCAATGGATATAATTCTTTATTATCCATAAGGAAATGCATCAAAGATACCTTACCTGTCTTGCTTTGAACACCATAATAGTCAACTCCACCGTTGATAAACCAATAAGGTTTTCCTTCAAGTGTAAAACCGGACGGATTTGATCTAAAACCGCCTTGCAACTTCTCAATGAACCTATTCCAGACTTTTGTTGTTTTAGGAGTCATTGAAACACGATTGCCAACTTTATTATCAATCTTCACTTCTCCTATTCCAGATGTCTGGGTTTGGTTTTCATCATGATAAGTACAGTACACATAATCAGCAATAAGACTTTCTTTTGTTTCAGGCTCAATTAAGCCAATCCAGAAGCAATTTATACCATCTTTTATATATGTATCCCCTTCTATGATTTTACGGTAATTTTCAGGCGTATTTGGGGCTATACCACTACCTATGTATTGTTTGAAGTCTTCCCACATTTCAAAACCAAAAGCAAAAGACAGCACATCCCTTTCTCCCTTAATGATTTTAAGGTTTAAAACATTGTCTGTTTTCGCGTCTGGATCAGGCTCGTTAATGTTGGCCACAATGTTTGAGTTTTCAAAGTATGTACTGTCTATTAATGGCATTACTTTTCTTCTTTAGTTGATTTTGATTTCGCAATAACTCCTAATTTCTCCCATGCTTCAATAACTGTTTTGTCATTGATTTCTAGCTCCAATCCTTTTGGATTATCACCTACCTGTTTCAACAATGTTACTTTCATTATGCTGCTGGTTTAGTAATTGCTGTTTTGATTGTTGCAATATCATCATACAAGAATGCTAATTCGTCAGCTTTCTTAACAAATTGGAAGAATCGAGATTCAGCAATTAACATAAACTGATTTCTTCTCATATCGTCATTTTCCCATCCAATTCTAACACTATAACCAACGTAGTCAAGAACGTTGTACTTTGATAAGTCAGCAACAAATATTTTCCCCGCTGGAATTGATTCTTCAGGAATAATAGTCATTCCTCCAATAACAACCCTGTTAAATAGTGTTGCGGAAGGGTATAATGGATGTCCTTGAGTGTCTTTTGCACTTACAAAGTTTACAAAGAAGTCTACCGGATTAAGCATTGCCACGTTAGGCATATAAGGCGTTTCATCCTGGTAATTGTGAGTTGTGAAAATGTCGGTAACTGCCGCATTTATGACATCCATAATATTTGGTGAATCTACTTTTGCAGCCATGGAACCAGCAACGAATGCTCTTCCATAAACCGTTGCTCCTTTGGGATCTGTACCAGTTCCAGTTCCAAACATTACCAGTTTTGATTTCTTTAAATTATGCTTCTTAAATAAAAAATTTCTAACCACATCTTCAAGCCCATCAACATCTGTAATAACTTCTTCCGTAAGTTTTTCAACTGCGGCAATCTTTTTTGGTGTTTCAGATCTTGATACCCATTGAAGATCAATAAGCGGCTTTACGGCGCCTTCAGCTACTACTTGGAAATCTCCTTCTTTAGGAGTGACTTCTGTGTAAACATATACAGGGTTTGAAGATTTACCATTTCTTACCAACGGTAAAATTCCCATATCTCTTAAATTTACATCAGAAACGGGTGCTAACATAGTCCCAACAGCTGTTGGGAGCGGTGTTGCTAAAGATCCATTGGCAGTTGTTTGGATTGCTGGAGCTTTATAAATTTCAACTGAACCGTGACCAGCCTTAAATACAGCTTGAATCTCTTCTGCTTTATCTTTCAATACTTCTTTAAGATTAACACCCTCAGTATTGAAATTTGATTTCAGTTTTTCCTCAAAAGCTGCAAAATCTTCAGCTAACTCTTTAATTTGATTTTCAGCTTTGTTTTGCCCACTTAATACTGGAACTAAAGCAGCCTTAACAGCTTCATCAAGTTCTTCTTTTCTCGCTTTGTCTTCGTGTGTTTTTGCGTCAGCCAGATATTTTTCCTGTTCCTCCGGCGACATAGCATTAATCTCTGCTACTGTTTTTCTTTTAAAATCCATTTTAAATAAATAGGTTTAGATTAATAATTCTTTTTTGTTCGTCTGTTGGAGTGGCATCGGCCGAGTCCTGTTTTGTTGAAGTGTCTGTGACGGGTTCAACAGATATTGTAGGCGTTGCAGGGTTGCTGCCTCTTGGCACTGCTGAGTTTTCAATTGCTTTTTGCTCAAATACACACCAGAAATATCCTGCTTCATCAACATCATCTTTATTAACTATCATTGGGTAATATTTATCCCATAATTCTTTTTCATCTTTCGCCCAGTCAGCAGAACTATTTACGGCTAGATCAATATTTATATATCTCAAGCCCACTGAGTGTTGTTTTACTTTTCCTTTTACATATTTATCGAACATATAAGGATTGTCTTCCTTACTTGCAGTAGAATACATTACGAGACATTCGGTTGATCCTTCGTAATTAAAACCTAGCTCTTTCCACGTTTTAATTTCAACCTTAAATTCAACTTGGTCAGAGATAATTTTGTCAAATTGCATTTTATGCTCCTGAAGATGAAGCCCATCTTTAGTGTTGTTAGCCGTTCTTTTCCAGCTTCCATTTAATGAAACATCACCGTGAGAGTCGTAATAATTGCAAGTATTGGAAACAGCAATAATGTTTATTTTTGAAACATTTTCAAATGAAGCATTTCCATCAGCTTTAATCGACTCCTTCTTTTCGTTCAAAACTCTACCGTTCCAATCTATTCCGTCTCCATGCTTCACAATTGATTTCTTTTGTGAAATGACAAACTTTTTATTTTCAACAAGGAATTCAACAGCTTCATCTGGCGTTGAAAATGTTTTTTCGGGGAATTCTTTTAGAACTATCATTTCTTTACTGTTTTATCATTTGACAAAATTTCCTTTTTGGTTTCAAGCTGCTTTTTTAATTGTGCAGGGATCCCATCCCCTTCCTTCAAAAGCTTATCAATTTGGTTTACCATGTTTTTCATGACTGTATCATTAAATGTTCATTGAATTGGTTAACTCTTACGAATTCATCCCATGAAAGTTTCGGGTTAGCTATAAGCATTTTCTCATAAACTTCTAAAAGTGTCAATAATGCCTCTGCCTTAGCTTTAAAACCTTCATTTTCCAACTTAGTTTTTGTTTCTGCTATACTTGGTAGGTGATCATATGAACCGACCAATTTAGACCGTCTTGATTCAAAATAAAGAGGTGTTTTAGCAACAAGTTCTTTCAGCCATTTATCAGTTATTGTTTTGACCTGACCCAATATAAATCTTGATTCACTAAACTGTTTATTTTCATAGGTTGACTCTCCGAAGAAGTCTTTAGGAATCAGAAAACAGTTTCTTATGTTTTCCTTTGCATTTTCTTGTTGTTCAACAAGCTGCATCTTCTTCATGTCCCTAGTAAGGTCAAGGACTTTTAAAGCTTCAGATACAGCAATTGTATCACCTATCTTGTCTTTTCTTGCTCCATATCTACCCCGTCCATTGATCTTCAATTCTATATCTGTTTTCTGATCACCAGCTAAAGGTGTTAAGTTGCTACTACCACTCCCTGGATCTCTACTCAAAACTTTATTGACATTATGTCCTGACGTAAAAGCCATCGAATCCTGGCTATTGTTTATCGTATTTATTGAAGAAATGATTGAAAAGATCCTGGATATAGGTTTGAAGTAGTTCTCTGCATCGTAATTCTCTTTGCCGAATCCATTATTAGGAATTGTATCATAGAAGAAAGCCAATTCATAAAGTTTTCTTGTTATATGTTTTGAATCCGCTATACACTCTTTTATTTCAAGTTCTTGAATATCCTTTCGGCTTAAAACATACCTGTTTTTTACTTTAGGGAATGCCAGATTATTAAACTCTAGATTAAATAATTGAGGAGAAACCCTCAGGTTCCCATTTTTAAAGTAGTTCCCGTATTGGAATACAGCACCTGATGAAAGATAATTCACAACCATTTCTTTGATGAAATCAGATGAATTCTGAAAAGCATTTGGTTGCATTAAGAATTTTACATATTCAGAGCCTTCAATCTCGTTGCCTTTTTCATCAACTTCCATGATCCTAACCTGTGAAGCGAAATCTGCATATAGATTAATACAATCTTGTAAGAAAAGGGTGTGTTTGTAATAGTACTTTAGGTTATTAATGGCCCGGTTGTATTCATTGCCAATACCCAGTAAACCAAGAAACCCAAATTGTGTTGTTTCATAGTTATAAGAATGCGTTCCATCTTCTAGCCTTGCATAGTTTGGAACAGAGCTTTGGAACAACTCTGATTTGAAAGCGTGAAATGCATTATCTATCTTCGTAAGAAACCCCACCTATATACATTTTATAGCAAATGTAAACCGATGTTTTCCTAGTGATGGCGTGTGTAAATAAATTTAATTAAAAAGCTAATCCAAGATATTCCTTAATCCCCCAGAAAACATATTCAGAAGCATTCATGAAGTGATCATTCTTTTTGATTGGCTTTTCAGTAGATTTATCGTTGATATACTCCCATTGGTAATTGTCTAATTCAAATTCAAAAAGAGCGCTTAAGGACACCCCAGAGCTATCCGCAGGTAAGTCATATACAAAATAGAATCTAGCATTACTCATTGACTCAAATCTGGCTTTATATGTTGGCTTACTTGTTGAAACTGCATTGATATTGTATAATGTTCGCAAATCATTTGTCATTGATATATTACTTCCAGCTTCTTTATCTGCTGAATCAGCCCACATATATGTGTCTCCACCAACTATTGCACCTGAAGCAATTAATTCTTCACCAAGAGGCCTTGACATATTATTCATTGGTTTATACAAACAAGGTCGAATGTAAAATGTTCTATCACCATCAAATTTCATTTTAACTAATGCAGAAGGACGAGCAGATCCATAGTCTAAACCTTGATATTCTCTTCCTGGTATTTTAAGATATTCCGCTAAAGTAATTGGTTTGAAATTATGATGAATCTTTCTTGGGTTCTCAGCTTTAAGCCCTAAGCCATAGGTTATCCACTTATAAACACTAATACTTTCTTTTGCAGCATTTGCCTTGTGTACAGGGGGCTGATTTGTTTCTGTAACTGGTTTGCCATTATACATGACAACCCCATTAATAACTTCGTATGTTCCAGGCTCCCACGGCTCATATCCAAGTATCTTTCTTTTCTGATCTGGCGGACAAAATGGATTTTGTTTGAATGTTGAATATATGACTTTACAACGGGGGTTTTTCTTAACCTTTTCCGCCCATCTTATACCCAAAGGGTTGACATCAACTACAACCTGATTAGATCTTTGATCAATTGCATCAAATTCATCTTCTGTAACATTGTAAGGTTCATTTAACCACGCAATATCCTGGGTTGTTCCGTGAGCATTTGTTGTATCTGTACCTTTAGGTGAAATGATTGATCCATTATTAAAGTGAATTGGCGATGTGTTTTTATTAAGCTTTTTCTTTCTACCGGAAAGAGGAATTAACTTTCTAAAATCCTTCCAAACACTATCAGTAAGCGCCTCACGTGTATCTCTCCATATGTTAATATGAAGATTAGGTCTCTGCTCGCATTCTCTCAAGCTCCATTCTTCAAGGCTATAACTCTTGGAGCTTCTTGATGATCCTTCATGGAAAATGTACTTATAACGAGGAAATGAGCCATAATCTTCGTCTTTACAGTAGGCGTAATACAAATCCGTTTCATATGGAAGTATCTTGTTGGCGTCATACCTTTTTGTAGGCACCTTTAAAATTTCATCTGTCAGCAAAGCACGGTCACCATCATCAATAAAAATACGCCCTTCTGAATCAAAAAGGCGAATTCTTAACGAAGCATAATAATCATGCTTTACAAATACTTCCGTTACACCGTATTTGCTTTTACTCTTCTTCTTCAGGTTTGAGTTCATTCTTTAAATCTTCATACGTCCTGCCGTCTTCCATAACCAGTGGTATTGATCCATTAATCTGTTGCCCATCTGATGTTAAATCAAGCTTATCACCATACTTTTTGGGCAGAATTTTAGCTAATATCCATTTTCGAGTGTCAACTCTAAGTCTGGACCTATTTGTTACTTCACGGTTTTCAACATTATATTTCATATCTCCTTTTACAATGGTCATATAGTCGTTTGTTCCATCATCTGCAATTTCAAGAATTTCATCTGCTAATGCTTCCGCTTGAACCTCTTTCGCCCGCGCGTACCGTTTCGAAAAACTTTCATCATCTAACCAAATAAAAAAGGTGCTGCTTGATGGCATGCCAACTCTTTTCAGAATTGTTCGTAATGGTGTACCCACATCTGCAATTTCTGTGATAATCTGTTCAAATACCTTTTCTTTTCTTTCTTCGGTGTAAGCCATAATTTAGTTTTTAAACCTTCTATTTTTATAAGCCCTATCTAATGGATTTGGAGTGACTTTAGGGGCATTAATACTTTTGGCAACTTTAATCATCAAGTTAGATATTTCAAGTATTTTACTCGCTTTGATTAACTCTGTCGCCACTCTTGCCTTTTGAATATCTTCTTCCTGTATGCCAACAACATCATATTCACATTCCCCGATTTCTAATGAAGGCAAATTGCAATTACATTCTACAGCTTTCATACTTTCCAACATTTATTCATTACAATACTCTGAATACATGAAATAGATACATCATATTGATTTGCTATACTCATGTATGTTTTACCGGAAGCTTTTAAGGACCTTATCTGCCTTACTTGTTCCTCGTTTAATCGCGCCATTCCGTTTCTGGCGCCTTTCAATGAGAAATCACCTCGCTTCATCGCCTCTCCTGCACTTTCTTTACGGCTGATCCATTCCAAGTTATGAGCAGCATCATTTAATCGGTTTCCGTCTTTGTATTTTATCACTTCATTTTCTTCTGGCTCCCGAATGAAGAGAGTAGCAACTGTACGTCCAATGTTTACATTTTTAAAATGACCTCTTCTACCTTTCATCTGAACAGAATACTTACCATCAATAAGAACCTTTTTCATGATAATTGATCGCCTCCTTAAAAAGCTCTTAACCCTACCGAAATTTGATACAAGGTATAGTCCATTATATTCTGGTACTTCTTCCCATATTTCCCCAGGTAAATCATCAAGCCCCATCATCAACATTCATTTTTTGTTTTGCAAAATCAAATAGTGCGTTTAACTCAACATGATACTTTGTCAGACGGGCAAAATCTTTTGATTCTATCGGATTCTTTTTCTTTCGTATTTTTTTAATAGACATGCTTTGAAAATCTCTATACAGAATACTCAGCATTTCTACATAGTGATTTACATCTTTTACTAAATCTTCATTGCATTTACCTTCCTCAAACAACATGGTTATAAAACCGACTATTCCAACCGCTCTTACCCTTGTGTCGTTTTGTATCAATCCATGTATTATTTTTGCTTCTGTCTCATTCATCATAATATCCTCTGCCATAGAAAATTAGTTTACCATTCGATTATCCATGCTTCTTCAAAACCGTGCATCTTACCCTTGTAAGCCTTGAAACCATCCCTCATAATACTTACTATAACCTCTTCAGAGATATAAAAATCAGGCGGTATCACATGTCTAAATGTTGAGGTATTATTAAATCCCGCTATAAATTCATAAACTTCTTCTTTGCTTAATGACCTCTTTGTAAGATCAGATGCTTTTCTTACTATAAATTTTTCTTTCTCCATACTCCCTAAATTAAAAACCCCGCTACCTATTACAGCAGCGGGACACCAAATCACTAAATATAAACCATGAAAAAATTTCCCTCTGCATTAAATCAATCTAAAAAAGAACAATGGGATTTATAGTAAATGTTAGTTCACACCATCAAATGGGATAAGTCTTAATATTTTCATTTACCTTTCAGGAGCGTACTATCTTCGTGTTATTTACTGAACTTCTATTCCAACATAGTGTTATACACGATCCTATCCTTATCGACTTAATAAGCGGATTAACCGCCACTGTTCTTTATTTGCTGATGCTCCGGAATCGAACCGGATTCTCTACTTTTGAAGTTTGGGGCCTCTACTTGTAGCGCATTACCTATATGCTAGCATCACGTTTTAATTTTCTGAAAAAGTCCTAAAATCAGCAACAAAGTATTTTTGCTCCTGCATGTCTACTTTTTCGTATTGAAAAATGTTCACTATACCAAACCACTCACATATCCTACTTATTTGGCCGTCGAAATCTTCTCTTTTGATATTCTTAAAAAACCCAATAGTTTTAAGACCTTCGTAATCAAAATATTCCTGTAGATATTCAATTTCTTTTCTAGTAGCCATTATTACTTTTTTTAAAAACACCAAGCACCCCACAACATCATCCACCACTCAACCCCTATCTTCTACTTCATGTGTGCCTGGCTGTATTAAACATCAATCAAATCGTTATAAGATCTTTCTTCATTTCTTTTATCTTTTGCTTGTAATAAGCGATATTTTCTTTTATCTCTGGAATTGACAGCTTGATAGGCTCATGTGGTCCTTCCAACCATTCGACAACCTCAATTCCGTATTTCCTTACAAGACCCTTCCGGTATTCAATTAAATTTCCACCCCAATAACCGTTGCATTTTCTACACTGTAGGTTTACGTTCTTTTCTTCAAATCGGAGTTCTGGATGAGCCCCGATACTTCTGTAATGTCCTGCGTCGGTTGGTTCCGGATTCGGACAGCTGATGCAAGTGCTGCCTTTTTGGGATAGTCGGATAAATTCATTGAATACCTTTTGATAATCATTTAACCAATCCTTATGAGTCTTTAGCTTCTCCTTCCTGATCTTCTTCTCTTTTTGCCAAGCTTTAGCGTTTTGCTTCTGAATATTTGACTTACCTAAAGAAATTGCACAGTTCATTCCACATACTTTTTGAGTTGTCTTACTCGGTATAAATTCATCCCCACATACTGCGCATTTCTTAGGCTTCACCAACTTCATAACCATCTGCTTTACAGTAAAGTTACGACTAGGTTTTTTACAAAACAATAGTTTCTAACAAAAAATGTAAATATTTACTAATATTTTTTATCGATGGATCTAACTTACCGTTTTGGGAAAATTTTTTAGTCTTGATAATCCCTTCCAACGAAATAACCTAGCATAAAGAAGTCGATAGGCTGAATGTCTTTTCCGTCTTTCCGGGTGAATTCAATTTGCGAATCATAATGGCCGCGGTTTATCTTGATTTCGTGACTCTCCCGGACACCTTTACCTAGAACGCAAGTCTTCAAGGCTCCTATGATTCCCAAGATTAAATCGTTCTGATGCTTTATACTGATCCGTTTCATTTTTTAAAATTAGTTTTAATGTTTTGCTTTGGGTTGTGGTTTGCCGTAATTACAGTATTTCAAAGTTTACATTTACTTTTAAACATTTCCATCCAAGCTTTTTAGCTTCCTCCCATGTCATTGCACTTCCTATCATAAAGTTAGCTATACATGTTTTTCTTTCGTGCCTTAATGTCATTATTACCAATTCACCGTCTGGATCTTGAATGATATACATATTGTTTAATGTTGTTTTCATGGTATTTCAAATATTATAGTTTTCTCCAGGTTGAAGGTCCGGGATTGGGCTTCTTTCAGAACTTCTTTTTTATTATTTTCTGAATAGCCCGTGAAAGGATCTATTTCTTCTGAATAACAAAATGATTTAATCTCACCCCAATAATACCCTTTTGATTCAATAGCGGAAATGAAGGATCGTATTGAATTCGTATAATATCCACATCCGCTCTTGTTGTTATAATCAGCATAATATGAAAGATGAGAATTTTCATTTATAAGAAGTACAAATCCCTTCGCTATATCCTCAGTAAAATCCGGGCCTTTGCAGATGAATTCTAAAGGTTGATTATTCCAAGAATGAATATGCAATGTTTCAAGACTTTCATCAATTTCTATAACAAGCAGTCTTTTCTGTAATTCTAACTCTAGCTGTTTCATGATTCTTTAATTTTAAGTTCTTCCCCAAAAAGCGAGTGACATAGGTTCTGAAGCTGGTGAATCGTTTTAACTTCAAAATAACCATTCCTGAAAAAAGGAAACCCATTTAATTTATAATCGTTATTATAGTCCTTAATCCAAGTAAGACCTAATAAATAATCTCTAGTTACAGGATTTTCTCCAAAATGAAATTGAGCTGATACAGACCCTTCATCTTTTCGCTCAAATCCGAACTTCAATAGCCAGTCTTCATTTAGCTCTACACCATATAAACCACCATAATAATCTGTATCAGGGCTTTCCATATTTTCAAGCATATAACTCCATCCTTCACCCAATTCTCCATTTTCATCAACACCTGTTATTTTGCATAGAGAATATCTTATCACATCTTCACCGTCTTCATCTTGATCATCCCAAGATCCATAAACGATATTTCCAATTCTTACTTCTTTAATATTTAATTGTTTTTCGTATTCTTTTGTTTCCATAATTCTTGTTTTAAAGAGCCACCCTAAGATGGCACGGGGTTAATCTTCACTTTCGTAAAATTCATTTACTTCCAAATCTGTTAACTCATCACCCCAATCAAAAACATTAGATTCAGTTGTAACCTCTTGCAGAATATACCATAAAGGATTAGAAACTAATTCTCCATCTACTCTGATATACTGATCAATATCTCCCCCGTCTTCATCCTTCAATTGTTCTGCTTGATCTTCGGTAACTTTAATAGTTCCTGAATATTTTACCTTTTGCCAAAAGTCTACCTGTAATTCAATTGTTTTTTCCATTGCTTTATTATTTGTTGGTTAAAGTTGCTTTGTTTCTTAGTGGTTAATAATCAATTCCCAGGAATCAGCTACATAAACATCATTGATATATCTGTCTATTTTGGGATCGTATCTTTTATTCTGAAAAGAATCTCCTACGTTATCATCTTTAGTCCAGATTGCGGTTCCTATGTATTCACCATCGCGCCAAAGCTTATATTCTTTACCATAGATGAGAATATGTTTTTCATCATCTTTTGGATTTAGTGATTTTAAAAATTTTTCCATTGTATAAATATTTAGTGGTTAATCGATCCGTGTAGGAATTTTATAAGTTCAGGGGATTGGTCTTTTAGGTAAGGCTTGGAAAGATCCCAAATATATCTTGCAGTATCTTCTTCTGAATAGTCAATGAATACTCCTGCTGGATGCTTTTCGTTATTCATAACAATGTTGAATACTTCAAAGTGACTGTTTTTTGCATAGAACTTTGAATGCCATTCCAGGACATCGTTAAGCATAGGGTCTTTAAGTTCTGTAACCTCACCCCAATATTCAACGGTGTATTTTTCAACAAGCCTCGGAAGCTTCTCCCGAATCTCGGCTGTTAGTTCTTCTAGTTCTTTCATGATTAAATTCCTATCTGTTTTAATGCGTACGGGGTTAATTCAAGATCATACGTACATAAATGTTCAATCGTATAATTCATTCCTGACTTCAATGTTATTTTATCAAATGCCAGATTTAAATCATCTAAATAAACACTGATAATTGCTTCTCCATTCCATGCTATAGAAAATCCGGAAAACAAAACCTTTTCATTGGCTTCATGGTATTGTAGCATTTCTGATTCATAATAATCTATATCCGTATCTTCCCAATATTCATCTTGAACCGGCTCGCTTAGAATATCACCATCATCATCCACAGGAACAAACATTCCAAGCGTTAAAGGCATTTGTAAAAATTCAGCATATCGAATACATCTTAAAAATGCCTTCTTCGCATACTCGCAACTTGTATCAGTTGTATTATTTTGTATTAAAACAAAATCCGTCATTGGTATTAACTTTTTCATTTGATAAAGTTTTCGGGGTTGGTGATTGTGTCTTTGTCTATCTGGATATTATCGGCTCCACTCTGGAAGTATGTAAGGTGATGGTCAACTTTTGAAACTCCATCATGATACTTCATCTTAGTACTCTCCGCGATTCTCTCTTGCTGTTCAGCCTGTACGAGATCGCAGGCATCGAAAATATATTCGTCTATATCGATGTCGAACTCTATACAGCAATTTTTAAGATCGTTCCAATCTTCAAATTCTCTGCTTTTCGCATACTTGTCGAATATCTCTTGTTTCTCTTTGTGGTTTTCCATTGTGATTATTTTTTAATTAGATGTAAGACGGGTGCTTTGATGCTTTTGCACCAACTAAAATTTGTCTTTAAAAAGTTTTGATTTACCGAGAAAGAAACGGTCCCGGATTCCGTGTTTATTTGAGTTTACCTAGGATCTGTTTATTTTATCCAAAAGAGTTTCTAATCTGGAGAGAACTGAATTCGTTGTTCCACGACTCGGATTATTAAGATGTTCTAATTGATTCTTACACTCTTCCAGCATCCCTCTCATTTCCTCCTCATAGTCCGGCTTTTCCTCTAGCCAGTAGTCAATATTTTTATCGAAATATTTAGCCATTTCTTGGTATTGAGGCTTAAAAGATGAATGAAATATTGATTTAAACCCTTTGTGATAAATTAAATATTTTCCTTCTTTCTCCGGCAGTCGATCAGCTGTCGACACTTTTACGTACTTGGTGTTCATAGCTCTGTTGCTTCTTGGATTAATCCTGATACTTTTGCACTTAAATCTTCACCGTGTTTGTCAACGCAAAATCCATTATCTAACATGTATTGTAAAATTTCAAGCATCTGAGGGGCTTTGGAGAATAAAACAGCATTCGCTTTAGCCATATCAAGTGTTGTCTTTAGGTATATATTTTCAGTAAATGAGGCAAAATGATGCCCGTCTACTTTTACGTCGTAATACAATACCGTATTATCAGCTATTGCTGCATCTACAACGTATTCTCCTTTTGTTCCTTTAAATTCGTTCATAATATTTTTGATTTAAATGTTTGACTGAAATTTATTTTTCACCTCTTAATAGTCCTGTATGATAACTTCCGATTTCATTTTCAAAATCGTCAAATACAGACTCTTCACAATCACCAACAGCAAGTACGCCTTTTGGCGAATTATCATATAACCAATAGATTGTTATATTTCTATATTCGATTCCTTTACTGTTGCAACAATTGTCTATTCTGCAATGAGAATATAAATCATGTCTTAACTTTTCTGAGTCAGTTAGGTGTTCAAATTTATTTTTAAAAGATGTATACTGTGATTCCATAATATTTTGATTTAAATGTTTGACTTTAAAACCGGGCTTCAGCGTTCATCCACCCGGAAAACTTAACCATGATTCTTTAGGTGGTTAGCCTAATTTGTATTGAGCAGAGTTTGGATTTTCAAATATGTTCTTCAAATCTTTTATTCTAAGCTCTAGTATTCGGTTATACTTTTCATCAGTGTAATTGCTTATGCTCTTGTAAATTCTTGACAGTGTCCAAAATCTGCCATTTGTCAGATCTTCGAATTTTATGTAGTAAAATAATACGTCGTCTCCCAAAAAACTATCTGACGTTCTTTCATAAAAGGATGAATGTTCACAAGTATTTACATCAGGTGACTTATACTTAAGAATAAGGTTTGATAATTCATTTTCTAATTCATTCATGATTTCTATTTTTTTTAAGTTAAAGGGTGATAGGCTCACCCGGGCCTTATTTTATTCTCAATCCCTTGCTTTCAAGAAAATTTCGCTGAATTACACTAAGTTTTCTTAATTGCTTAAATCCAAGCCTGGCTCTTATAAAAAGCTCTCGATAAATTTTCTGTGAAAATGGATCTATAATATATCCTTCACGTCTGTATTGATCATTCACTTTTGCAAACTGAAGCAATTCTTCATCTGTCATATCACCCAAAGCTTCAGCTATTTCATCAGGTGTAGAAACCTTTAGCTTTTTATAAACCGTCTCGTCCAGGTTTTCAAATTCTCTATCTAAGATCTGCTTTAAGCCTTTTATGTCTTCAGGTGACAATTCAATCTCTTGGCCGGACTCTAATGTGTACTTTACCGTTTTCATTGTTAATTTTCTATTCATGATTGTTGATTTGATTTTTCAAATATATTACTTTTGTAATATATAATACAAATTAAATATATACTTTTTGTAATATATTTTTATTTCCTACTTTTGTAATATGAATTTGAAAGACTTTTTAGAGAAGAATAAGATTATTAATATGTCCCAACTGGCTAATGAAATGTGGCCTGATAATAAAAACGCACGTATTAAACTCTTTAATAAAATCCACGAGAAAAAGGCCGGATCAGGTATTCAAAGGATTACTGACGATGATATAAAAGATGCTAAAAGAGTTCTTGACAAGCTTGCTGAAGACATTAAGAAGCTTTAAATTCATCTCGTTTCATTTCCTTATACATTTCACCAACTGTTTTAACCGGAGGTTAGATTTTTGAGATTCAACAAAATCTTTAATCCATTCTGTTTTTGACTTTGCTACATCTTCAATTCTTTGCTGGTAATTCTTTTTGAAATCTTCCAGGTCTTTAGAATGCTTCATTGGTTCCATATCTTGGTAGGTCTTTAGATTCAATTATTACATCAATTTTGTCGAGGTCATAGAACTTTTGATTTTCAGGTTTCCAACCAATGACAAGATCACTTTCACCACAATGCCTATCTTTTGCTTTCATAAGAAGTGCCTTTCCTAAAGTAGATGTCTCCCACTCTTCCTCCTCTTCCCACGTTTCAATTCCGTAATATTCTGGCCTATATGGAAACATGATAATATCCGCGTCCTGTTCTATAGCTCCAGATTCCCTCAGGTCAGATAACTGTGGCTTTTTTCCCGGCCTCTTTTCCACTTCTCTTGACAATTGAGACAGAGCAATAACCGGAAGTTTTAATTCCTTAGCTAAAAGCTTCATTTCTCTTGAAACATGTGTTACCCTATCATAAGTTGACATTTTCTCTTTTGTCGTGATTAACTGTAGATAGTCGATAATGATCATCCTTATTTTCTTTTCATTTGCAAGCATACGGGCTCTTGATTTGATTTCTTCCCACTGAAATACAGTGTCATCGTAATACAGGGGCAAATGCTCGAAATCAGGACAATTAAAGATCAGTTCAAGATCCTTATCTGTAAATCTTTTCTTTCTGATTCGGTTAGAGTCTATGCCTAATTCGTTAGATACAATTCTCTTGTGAAGTTGAACATTAGCCATTTCAAGAGAGAAGAAATGAACAGGATAATCTTCTTTAGCTGCATGCCTCGCAATTTCTAAAGCTAAAGCTGTCTTTCCCATACCTGGTCGAGCAGCAATGATTATCAAATCCGAATCCTGCCAACCTTGATTTTCTTCTTGTAACTTTGAAAAAGGCATTGGCACGCCCGGAACACTTTCAGCTTTTACATATTCAATAAATTCCTGGTGAACATCAAAAAAAGTTTTGATAGGTTTTTGACCGCTTAGGTAGTTATGAATCTTGTTTGTCTCTTTTACTGTATAATCTAACACATCAAAAGCATCAACTGTTTCATCATAAGCCCTTCTGATCATCATATTACCCGTTTCAATCATTTTTCTGAGTAAATACTTTTCCCAAACAACTCTGGCGTGATACTCTATGTGAGCAGAAGAGCTCACTCCCATTGTTAGTTGAATAATGTATTGATCACCTCCGGTCGTCTCAAGAACATTTTCTTTTTTAAGTTCCTGAATTACCGTCATCATATCGATAGGGTTGTTTTTTTTATTCAACCTCGTAATAGCCTCATAAATCGATTTATTTTTTGGATCGTACAAAACCTCGGCATTATCCTTAAAAACCCTTAAAACAACCTCTAAACCTTTTCTATCGATCAAACAAGTACCAATAACAAGTCTTTCAAATTCTACGGCATTGGGCGGAATCAATCCATTCATAGTTTTCGTCTTTTTATTTGAGGTTCTTTTACCGACTCAGTAACTGTTCTGTTTTCATTTTTAAACCATACAGCTTGCATTTTCTTTTTCCAGCCTCTTACCTTATTGCCTTTAGAGTCTACCCAGGAATTACCTTTGTCATCTGGTGTTGAGTAATAGTTAAAAGCTTTTTTTGCTAATTCTTCTGGAAAATTATTTTCTTTGAAATAAGAAATAACTTCTTCGAGTGCGGGAGGAAATTTACTTTTCTCTTCTACTTCGTTTCTTGTTTCTGTTTCGTTTCGTTTCAAGGAAGCAATTGATTCACTATTGCTATGCACTTGCTTATCATTTGCTATGCATTCGTCAGGTGATGGATATTTAGTGGTTTTTTGCCTTAATTGTTGATTAAAGTTTTCTATCTGTAAATAGCATTTCGATGCAACATAGTATACAGTGATCATCCCGGCCTTTTCGCACGCAGCGAGCCAACGGGTAATGTCAGTGTCTCTTATATCGGATTTTAGCGGGAACAGAGTAGAGTTTAAAAATCTAACATTGGCTGAAAATCTACCATAATCATCTACCTTCATGATTAGCCTAACAAAGAATCTTTCTGCGTGGACATCTAAACTATCCACATTTTCACTGGCTGTCCAGTCTCTTAAAATTCTATTTGGCATATCTTCATATTATGATCTTAGTTTTAATTCCATACTTTAACATCACTCATTGTATGGATTGGGTTTTTAGCTTAGATAAAAAGGTCCGTTTGATCTTCTAAAGGCTTCTATCTCATGCTTAAGGAAGTGGATTTTATTGTTTCTTATTACGGAATTTAATTTACCTTCCTTCTTTAGTTGCCGGATTGTTGTCACGGTAACTTCAAGTTCGTATGCCGCGGTAATTGCATCGATATACCCTTCACTTTCTTCGGATTTCTTTTGTTGTAGTTCCTTTGTGAATCCACATTCTCCTTCCATCGCTTTTCGTACAGTTCTTTTAAGAGTTTTTGCATATTCTAATGTTGCAGTTGCATCAATTAGATCCATTTTTTTGGCAACATGAGAATTTGGTATATTTCCGTCCGGGCAATACTCAAATTTTAGCCGGGCCTTTATCGCTTCAATTGCTGGGTTTGTTTTTGGGTTTTTCATTGGAATAAAGTTGTTTGTTGTGTAAGTTCTTCTTGAGAAAATAAGCTTTGATTAAATGCCACATGTCTCTTAATTCTTTCAACTGATGCATTGTAATAATCCGTATCAAGTTCGCATGCTGTCAATTCAAATCCATAGTCATGACAAGCTATTGCAATACTTCCGGAACCCAAATGAGTATCTAGTATTTTATTTCCTGGGTTAGCATATTTATCTAATAACCACTTATATAACTTTATAGGTTTTTCAGTAGGATGAAAAGTATTTTGTTTTATAAGTTCTGCTCTATTAATGTTAATCTGTCGTGTAACCTTATCAAATGATGTCCATGCCATCTCGCCGTCGGACATAGTCAAATCATTTTGTCCTTTGTACCAGAATATCCATGCTTTAGTAGGATTTAAAAAGGCAGTAAAGTAATTACCTCCCCATACTATCTGATTTCTTGAAACTCTAAATAATTCATTAAAGTAATTTATTGAAGGAATACAGTAGTCCCAATTCTTTTTATCATGATTTTTCCTATTGTGTTTTGGGTTTTTATTTACAGACTTTTTTTGCCCATCTATTCCAATCCCGTAAGGAGGATCAACAATAGCTAAATCGAAGTATTTATCTGGATAACGGGACATAAGATTCATATTATCTTCGTTTGTTACTGTTATTTTTTCCGTGATATTCATTTTGTTTCTTTTTTAGTTTTGGTTCGTCTATTCTGATTAATACTTTTTCATTCCATTTAAACAGGCCGCCAGAATCACGGCTATATAGAATCCGTCTTTGTCTTTCATTAGAATGGTAAATCGTCATCTTCAGAACCTGGGACAAGATTTTTGACATCGTTTTCAAACTCATACTCTTTTCCAGAGCCCATATATTTCTTTTCTTCTTTTGCCTCTCTTTCTTCTTTTGTTTGCTGGATATAAACTGTGTGAGTATTCCCATACTGATCAGTTTCTTTTCTTTCAGCTACAATAATATTTAGGTATTTACCTTTTTCGCCTACTATGATTTTTGATTTATCGATTTTGTCTAGTTCAAGACGAACATTGATTATTTTGCTCATTTTATTAGTATTTAAATTAATTGTAAGTGTTTTGCTAATGTTGTGTTTAGTGAATTGAGATAGACCCTTGCTTGATCAATCATAGTTTTCATTAAGGCGATGATCTTTTCATCTCGGTATATTGGAAATTCTTTGATTCTTGCTTCTTTGGGAATATCTGCATAAGTCATATTATTGGATATTTCCTGATCAAGTTCTTCCGGTATCCCATCAATACATCCAAGCTTCCATGCCATTCGTCTCTTTTCATCAAGGATTAAATCATCCGGTGTATCAACCAGCCCATATATTAATTTCGCCTTATTAAGACCTAAAAGATCCATGTATGCCTGTAGCTGATATTCATAATCTTCATTAGGTACTTCGTCTTCAAACAGTGGAAATGTTGAATAATCCCATGAGCTTTTAAAATCGTATATGATGCCATCTTCGATAATATCAGGCTCGCCAGAGAAGTAATCATTTTCAAACCTGTTTTCATTTTTTAAAAGGAAGGTTCCGTTAACTTCGTTGTACTGGTTTATATTTTCGTCTTCAACTGAAAGCCCTTTAGTGAGGTATTTACTTTGAATCTCTTTTGTTCTTCCAAATACTAAATCTTTGTAAATTTCTTTTAGGTATGTTTTGGCTCCTTCTGAGAGAACAGGCTTTGCATCTCGTTTTTTAATCAGTTCGCCTAGAGTTACTGTTTGCTTATCAGTGATAGTTCCAGAATTTCTTTTTTCCAGCAATCCATATAAAGTTTCGAGTTGGTTTACGGTTAAAGGTTTTGAAAGTCCTTTCATGATCTTACCAATAGCATGAGGACGAAACTTGTAATTTGAAAAATCATGCACTCTTAACATTCTCTAATTGTTTTTTTCGTTCGGTTACTAGCGTTTTGTATTTCTGCTGTTGTTCTTTAGACATACTGACAAACAAAGATTGAAGTGAAGAAATGTCGTTGCAATTATTAATTTTGGAATCAAGGCCATTATCAATTATCGGTTGCTTTTTCAATATTCTAACACCGCCTACTACTTGACCTTTCATTGATACTGTACTATCAATATATAGTTCAACTAATAGTCCTTTCCAGTCCTCTACGAAAGATGATCCAGTGAATCCTTTTAATACAGCTGCATTTGTTGCATTTAATACTAAAGGCTTTATTTTCTCTTCAAAATATGCGATATTGAAGTCTCCTCTTTTTCCTGCTACCTGTACCCCTAACTCCTGTTTAACTTCTCTTATTTTGAAAACAAGCCTTTTCCCATCTTCCAAAAGATCTTCCAAATCAGCCACCCCAAGGTGATCAGACTTGTACACTTTACGGAAGTGTGTTTTAGTTTGTTTTTCCATTTTAAATACTTGTTTTAGTGAACACGGCAAATTGAGAGTTGCCAATCCTTTTTGTTCCTGTTTGAATAATTAAGTGCTTTGCCTTAAGCTCCGAGAACCGGCCGCTTATCTTGTGAATAGGAAGATCTAAATCATTCGCTATTTCATAAGTACTTTTCAATCCGTCAACAAGCTTCAATATCTTCATCCACATGCTTTCTCTTGTGACTTTAACTTTCTGGAAGGCAACTATTGAATTTTCGTTGTTCCGCCCTCTTGATAGATCATTCATACTTAGTAAATTGTAGGGGGTTAAAAGCAGTTTATAGACTTGCTTAGGTCAAGAAATTAATCCTTAGACTTTTCAAACATCTTAGCAAACGGATTGTAAACCATTTGACATGTTATAAGTCCTTTTTCATTTTGAATTAATGTTGTGTGATTTTCTGTGATTAGTTCTGCTGGCTCTTCAACTAAGAATGTTTCATTAACATTATCAAGGTTAATCACCTTTTTTGTTTTAGTGATATAATGACCACTAGTTGAAGATGGGGCTACATTAATTTTTGTCGCTGTTTTCATTGTATTTTATTTAAAATTCGTATTGCATTTTTGAGAAATATTCTTCTCCTGAAATTGTTGAGTAATCTGTGATTTCCTTTACGGATTTAAGTTTCGAATATCCTTCTTCAGTAAATGAGGTGAAAAACCTCTCACCTTGCCTAGATATACTTTTGATGTCGTTTTTAACGATTGAAGGAACACGATATAATGAGGCAATCGCATCCTTTGCGTTTTGATGATCTGGTTCAACTCCAAGAAAGAACATCCTGTCAGTTGATGGGCAATAACATTGAACATATGCTATTTCATCCCCGTTAATAAAACCTTTATATAGAACATAAACACCAGCATTCATTCCTTTAGTAGTTCCTTTCAGGTATTTTACATCCTTTTTATCAATATAAGTGTCCTCTTGTTTAAGGCTCTCTCCAAAGAATCTAACTATAAAAGAATCCCCGTGGATAAGTTGCATCATTTCTATAGCCACAGCTTTTACCTCCTCGTTTTGTTCTTTCAGGAATAATTCAAGTGTGTAAGTATTTGATTTTATTTGGTTGAATATTTTTTCTGGAATAAATTTTCCATTAATAAAGTTCAATCCATATCCGTCTTCAAATGTTATTGCGTATTGTTCAAGGTTGTGAAGATCGTTATCTTCATTTCTAGATATAAAATTTGGAAATTTAGAGATTATACACAATCCTTCTAATTGAATGGACATAAAGGCAGTTTCTGACCAGCTATTCCATTTCTTAAGATCATTGTTTAGATTTAAGCCTAACACTTCATCCATGTAATTGAAAAAAGAAAGGATTCCAAAATCAGAGTAATTTATGTAAGATGAGAAAGTATAGTATGTAAGCTTTGACCTTACCTGAGACCATACCTGAGACCT